TGGAAAAACTTACCAGTTCAACGAAAAGCTTTACACTTTCGAGTACCACGAAAAGAAACACTAACTGAAACAACTATTATGTCACAACTCAATTTGTCATACATTGGCAAAGTCGCACCGACTGTTCTCAAACTAATGAGACGTTCCAATCAACTTGGAAACTGGTCCGACAGACTTAAGACACACAGAACGAATATCGTCATTAAAGGCATTAAAACCTATTGCAATGAAGAAACTCAAGACGAGATCTTTAGCAAACGACGATCTGATTCATCTGAACCTGCTTTAATCGAAGACTTCATGTCATTCGAACAACCTAAGCATCGTGTCAAACGTGACTATCACTACAACCGTGCTCTCAGAGTCACAGCCCAACTGTTTCGACCGAAACACAAACTGCGACCGATTCACTTCCCAGACCAACGATACTACCCTTGGACACTAAATACTAGTGCCGAAGCACCCTGGTCATTCCAATCTAACATTGGATCTATTCTCCGCGAAAAGCAACGAGATGGGATAATCGACGACAATCGTCGTTCATTTCACAATCTGTATGATGAAATCTTCATCGAAAACAGACTGCTGATTCATCTTATCAAAGATGGAAACGAGAGATTTTGGCATCCCGATGGAACTCCTAAACCTTATGAGTTCACTCAACTACACGCTCGTGCTCATGTCGTCAACAAAGACGAACCTGACAAAATACGTGCTGTCTTTGGAGTAACAAAGTTACTACTAATGGCGGAACAACACTTTGTCTGGCCACTTCAAGAACAATACTTGAATGGACATGTTAACTCACCCATGCTATGGGGAAACGAGATGATTAAAGGTGGCTGGCGCAAACTGTGGAAACATATTTACCACAAGCTTTCTCCAAATACCATCCTTTCACTTGACTGGAGCCAATTCGACAAACGCGCACTTCACGAAGTGATCGATGATGTTCACAACATCTGGCGTTCTTACTTCACATTTGAAGAAGGATACGTACCGACCAACTTCTACCCGCAATCAAAGACTGAGCCTGAAAGACTCGAAAACCTATGGAGGTGGATGTGTTACTCAATTAAACACACTCCAATCTGCCTACCTGATGGGAGACTTTACACTTGGAATTACAACGGAATCGCTTCCGGATTTCAACAAACTCAAATTCTTGATTCATTTGTCAACACTATAATGATTCTAACTCTACTAAGCGCTTCTGGCGTCAACATCGAATCACCTGACTTTTTCATTAAAGTTCAAGGCGACGATAGCCTAACTGCTTTTTCTGAGCAAATCTTTATCCAACACGGACCTAACTACCTAAAGAGACTGGCTGAACTAGCCTCGGAATACTTCAATGCTAAATTGAATGATAAGAAATCACAAATTTCTGGTGACCTTAACAACATTAAGGTACTTGGATACAATAACATACTGATGAGACCAGATCGCACTGATGCTGATCTACTATCACACTTGTTATACCCTGAGAGATCTTGGGGACTTCCAGAACTTGCTGCTTCTGCAGTAGGTATCACTTGGGCATCACTTGCCTGCTCCGAAACCGTCTTCTTCGTTTGTAAGGACGTACACTCCTTCCTGACTGAGAAACTCGGCATTACTCCAAACGCAAAAGCGTACATGTGGTTAGAACGAATGGGAACCTTGACCTTAACCGACTATCATGTCGAAAGGTTTCCTACTCTTGATGAAATCTTTTTCGCAACCTACAGCGTTGACGAACGAGATCACTCAGCAAAAGAGAGACTCTATCCAACCGAGCCTCAATCCGCAGGAGGATTCATGTTCCTTCCTTACTAACGTAGGGATAAGACTAATCCCTGCAGGGATTGTTATTCCATACATATGGAATTAAAATATAAATTAATATAAAACTAAACAACAC